TTCAAATGCTTTTGTATCTTGACCGTATTTCTTTGCAAGTTCAATAATCTTATTGTATTTTGATTCAACTAAAAGAACTTCTCTATCTTGGGCATCCATGACACCAAGTAAAGCTTCTTCTCTTGCCTTTTGTAATTCTTCTAATTCTTTCTTTCTGGCTTCAATTTGTTTAGAATAATCAGGTGGTGATTCTAAACCTTTCTTTAGATTCTTATCATTCTCAATTGCTTGTTGAGTAAGTTTATCACCTTCTGCAGCAAACTTCTCTGCTTCTTTTTGTGTATCAGTTAAATTTTGTGCATAACTTCCAATTTGATTGGATGCAAATGCTGCATACTGACCACCTGATAAAATGTAATTACCAATGGTTTCCCAAGTATCAGGTTCTAAATCTTCACCACTAACTGCCTTTGCAGCTGCCTCTGCAGATTTAGCATAAAACACATTTGCTTGTGTTCTTAATTTTATACCTTCAATTACGGTCTTTGTATTTGCTGCAAGTAATGCTTCTGCTTGTTCTAATGAACCAGCAAAACCAACGGTAGAACCAAGAGTTTCGTTATACTTCTTGAGTGCCTCATCCTTTGATATAGTACCATCTTTTGCTTGTTTGAATGCATTATTTACATCAAATAATTTCTTATTGAAATCTGCTAATGCCTTGGTTACATCTGCCTGTGCTTCTTCATAGGTTTTTGATTCCAATGTAGCACCCATGATTGCATCTTTTACTTTATCCCAGTTTGCAATCAACAAACCTAATGCAACTACAATCGCACCAATACCAGTTGCAGTTAATGCTGCAGCGAATGCTCTTGCACCCGATGCAGCTGCAGTTTCACCAACACCTACTGCTACGAATGAACGAGCTAATGCCTGATTTAATACAGTATATACTTTGGTTATACCTGTCATGTTTGCAAATCCTTTTGCAACATCAGTTAAATCATTACCTAACTCAACAAAAGAACCTCGTATATCGGTTAGTTTGATTTGTCCAAATGTTTTAAGAGTACCAACCAAACCACTTGTTTTACCGGCAATGTCTCCAATAGGACCAGGTAGATTACCAAGAACATCTGCAAAGTTTCCAGCACCAGCTTTGGCAGCCTTGATCGCCTCTTCAGTATCATCAATTTGTTGTTGTAATCTCTTAAATTCTGCTGGGTCAGTTGTATTTCTTAATTCTTTTTTTAACTGTCTTAATGCAGCAATAGAAGGGGTTACATCTATACTAGCTTCTATTTCTATTTTCTCATCTGCCATAGTAGTAATGTCTCTTTATTTTATACCATGCATTTTTCCAAGAATGCACTAATTCGTATTTACCCTTTGCGATTTCTACATTTTCAGAAACTCCATAAAAATCATCTGCAGCTAATATATTCAATACTTGTGAAATCATAATCGTCTTTCTTATTTAACAAAAATGATTATCTAAATAGGTGAAGATAGTTTGTATAATCACCCCAATACGAATGTGTTGGGTATACATTATCTTTTCTGTATATACTGAAATGAGATGTAAAGTGGGAGCCATGATTGATGTGGATACTTTCGTTCTCACATCTCCATTGATTTCTTGTCATTCTTTGTGATTCTATCATACCACTATTTGTCACCAATGCATTACCAAGAATAGAATGAAAATGTTCTAATGCATCTTCTACTCTCATTGTCATTTGGTGCATGGGTTCATCATCTTGACCTCTATATTGCCATCCATCTCTATTGATTCCACCATAATTCATGTTAGTTAGAATACCTCCACCGAAATCTTCGTAATCAAAATACCCTACTGGATATAGAACATCGTGTTCCAAGAATGATACATATTCGTACTTACCCATTGTCTTTGCAACATAGATACATTGTAAGATTTGTAGTAGTTGATTCAGGTGTGAAGATGAACGATTCCAAGATATAACTTCGTGGAATGGGTTTTCTTGTATAGGATTCCATACACAAGTTACTATATCTGCCTTTCCTTCTGCAGCAATGTTGATTGTTTCTAATGATTTGATTACTGCTGGGTGATTAGTTGTATCGTTAGAATACCATACACCTAATTTATTATGTTGGGATTTTGGATAGGTAAAAGTATGACCTTCTCTAATACTATGTAATTCCCCATTTATTTCTATTTCTAGGAACTTTACGGTTCCAACTTGTGTATCACCGATTATATTATTATCTACACGGAGAACTAATCTTTCACCCCTAATTTTGGATTTTACTTGTGGGAGACAATCTACACCTCCATAAGTTGCTTTTGTTATATTCATTACGGTCTTACATAAAATGATTTTTTAATCCATTTAGAAGAATGTATATCACCATATCCTTCTAAATAAGTTTTACTTGCGTTTATTGAATGGAACATTAAACTCCATCTTCTTTCCATACCTTGTTGCATCAATTTCTCTTGTGGGTATTTTAACCATGATGTAGGTATTCTATTCATTGTAGAATTTCTTACACTAAAAATAGGACCGAATATACCTTTTTCTGGATAATCATGGAATTCTATATCAGTTTCACACCATACTTTTTGTAAAGGATGTATATCGTAAGAGTATGGAAAATCAAATCCTGCTACAACTTCAAATGATTTTAATTGTTCTTTGATTTGTGATATGTAATCAGGTCTTATTATTTCCAAACTATCTTGTAAAAAAATCCAATTATCTTGATTTTTTATATTTTGATATGCCCAAATATAAGCACCTGAATCAAAACATTTGTAATCTAATGATGTAAAATGATATGGGTACTTGTTTTTACATTCTAAAAACCATTCCTTAAATTTTATATCTTCACTATTAGTATCTACAATAAGGACTTGTTCATCACATAAATCTACATTTTCTAAACTAATCAAAAACTTATGTAAAATTTCTATGTTATTATGTGTTGCAACTACAATCATTTTAGACAAGATCTTTTACCAGTTCTCATTACCCAATCCCAATACCACCAAGAAGCAGTACCTTTGTTTGGTTCTGGTGAGTTGTAAGGTAATTGATTCATATAATTTGATTTATAGAATAATCCTGATGTAGAATTAGTTACACCTGCATTATGCATTATATTTTTTATATGATATTCATCTTCACTTGATGTACCCCAAGAAAAATCAAAGTTAGAATGAGTTATAGTTTTGTATCCCATCAACCAACCTTTCCACAATACACTCCACATATCTGAACACCAGATTTGTAATTCGTGGTATGAAGGATTTTCTGATTTCTTTTTGTTGTTTAGTTCGGTAATCTCTTTGAATAATCTATCACATTTTTTCTCTACCCAATCCCAATACTCATAGGATAATCCTTTCATCAGGTATTGAGCACCAATGCAATTATGTTCGTTTTCTTTTACCAATTCTTTTGGTATTTCCATTATCTTACACATCTCATCTAATACATCTTCACCTTTACCGATAATGTAATCGTGGGAGATATACCATCTTGTGTCTGAACCATACCAATTATCATCTTCTAACATCTCATCAGTAATCCAAAAAATAGGATTCTTGGTAAAGAGTATATCACAATCATGGTAGAATATAACATCTCTTTCTAAATAAGAATGTGCTTGAAAGTGTTGTTTTAGAATGTTGGGACGAATAGAAGAGATATAGTGTTTATTCTCTCTCGTATCATCGTAGAAGAAGAATCTTGCTGGATAGGAATTGGCAAGTTTAATCCAATCATCAGGAATAACTCCATTCACTTTCCAACAAACTATATCCATATTATTTGGGTTTATACCCATTGATGTAAAGTTGTTGATTAGGACCTCAACCTGCCACTTGTAATAATCAGTAGCAGGTTGGGCACATACATATCTTAATTTTTTCATATAACTTTTATTTTATTTACACACAACATTCAACTATGGTTCCAGATACTGGTACTATACTAGCACTTACAAATGTTGGTGATGCAATTTCACCACAAGTTGGTGCAGCTACACATTGTACATCACTTGTAGCAATGATTATACTACTTGTATATCCTGACGGTATGAATAAACTTGAAGTTGAATTATCACTATATCTTGATTCTACATTTATATCAAATGGAGGGAAGATTTCACTTCCACTACAAGCAGTAAAGATTTTCATTACTGTATCGGTTGTACTTGCAAAGTAGCCAGGACAATCAAAACATTCACCTTGAGAACTTTGTACAGTTTCTAATGTATAACAATATGCAGGTGCAGCAGTTGTAGTTGTGGTTGTAGTTGTGGTACAATTTATTACTACTGGTGTATTTTGTACAGAAACAGTTCCTACTGAATCCAATACCGCAACATAATATGTTCCGTTTGCAATACTTGCCCACTCATAGGTATTACCTGTCACTGCATATCTTGTACCTGAAATACCTTGTACTGCATTTGATGCGTTTGCTTGTGAATCTGCAATTGCTGTATAACTATATGTTCCACTACCTCCACTAAATGTAGAAGTAAATGTTCCTAAATTACCTATACAAGTAATAGAACCATTACTTACCAATAATGGTGCTGCAGTAGTTGTGGTTGTAGTTGTGGTTGTTGTAGGACATCCAGTCACACCAGAACCACCTACACTAACAACATCAATTAAAGAACCACCAGGATTAGAAGTTAATTCTGCTATAACATACCAAAATGCTCCACCAAATGTAACTCTTTCATTTACAACAAATGTTCCTGCTGTTTTTTGAGTAGAGTATTGTGTACTACCATCAACACAATTATATAATGAATACCAAACTGGTTGTAATGTAGTTGTTGTTGTGCTCGTAGTACTTGTAGTTGTAGTAGTAGGTGCAGCAGTTGTAGTTGTAGTTGTAGTTGTGGTTGTACTTGTAGTAGTTGTGGTTGTTGGTTCTAATGTAGTAGTTGTAGTTGTAGGTGCTGCAGTAGTTGTTGTTGTACTAGTTGTAGTAGTAGTTGGTTCTAATGTAGTTGTAGTAGTAGTTGGTGCAGCAGTAGTTGTACTTGTAGTTGTTGTTGTAATTGGATTTACATTTTCAATAACGGTATTACCACACGCTTCAGATAAAGAAGTTAAACGAATACAAGTAGAATCACTATCAACTGTACAATATACAACTGAACCTACTGATGGTAAAAATGCATTAGTACAATCTACCGATTGAGAATAAGTTATACAATCGGTAGAATACTGAACTGAAAAGTTAGGACCTGCTATTCCATTCAATTCAGTTAATGTTATTTTTCGTACTTGATTTGCCATTATATATTTTAATTAAGGTATTCCATTAGTTGTAGTTGTAGTTGTTGGTGCAGCAGTAGTAGTTGTTGTAGTTGTTATAGTACAAGGCCCATTATCTTGTATTACTAAATTAAGACAATTACCTATAATACAATTACCATTTCTGATACTTCCAGGTATTGCACAGAATGGTCTAGAACCACTGGTTCTTGTTCTTGTAATTCCATCACAATCAGTATAATCAAATTGAAATACTCCTGAATAAACATTTACAAAATACTCGGTACAACCTTGAGTTGTAGTTGTTGTAGTAGGTGCTTCAGTTGTAGTAGGTGCTCCAGTTGTAGTTGTAGGTGTTGGTTGAGTACAAGATCTGTAAGTTAGAATGAATCTACCATTTCCACCTTTTCCAGGAGTTTCAGAAGTAGCACCTCCACCTCCACCACCAGTACCATCGGTACCACCATTACCGGCAGTACCACCACCATCAGTAGCAGTTCCATTAGCAGTAGTTCCACTACCACCTCCACCACCACCAACTGATAATGCAGTACCAATTAAACCATTAAAGGTAATACCAGGCCCACCATTTCCACCAGTACTTCCACCATTTGAACCATTTCCAGTGGCACCACCACCACCTCCATTAGCACCACCGCCACCATTTGATTGTGTACCAGTTCCTGCAGTTCCACTACTTTCACCTATACCTCCACCAGAACCTCCTCCAGCATTTCTACCACTATTATTAGGGAATGAACCACCACCACCAGCACCAAATCCAGCAGTATAAGTTAGAAATACAGAATTAGTACCATCACCACCTTGTAATCCTGATGTAGGTGCTATACCACCTCTACCAACTGTTACTGCATAAGAACCTGATGAAAGTGTTAAGTTATTTACAAAAAGAACTTCACCAGCTCCACCACCACCACCGGCATCTTTACCTGCATTATTATCATATCCACCTGCTCCACCACCACCGATTAGTAGTAGTTTTGCATCAGTAGTAGTACCACTAAATACATTTAATGTTTTTGATTGTGAAGAACCAGAATCATGAAACCAACTTATAAATTCATATTGAATACCACCTGATATAAATGAACCTGATGCTGCACCTTGCATTGATGCACTTAAACAATTAGGTGCTGCAGTAGTTGTTGTTGTACTAGTTGTAGTAGGTCCTGCAGTAGTAGTTGTTGTAGTAGGTGGATTCGGTTCAAATGATGAACTAAAACCAAATTCACAATTTACTTCAACTGATGCATCAGATGCATCTTTAATGATTGGTCCTAATAATTGTATATTACAAGTACCATCTTTTAGATTGTAATCGTTTATTGCACGAAGATGATAGTAATTACCTCTCCATTGTACTATATCGTTTAATTCCATCTCAAAATAATCCGCAAGGGGTATTATCGCTGATGCATTAACTAAACGAGTTCTTGGGTTATATAAAAGGGAAACATAAGTATCCCAGTATTCAGTATAAAGGGAACCAGTTGGAGTTTCACCATAAGGTGGTATTTCGTTAAAGAATAGTAATGAGTTAGAACCAGTATTTGGTGTTAAACCATCATAATAATCTAAATAAGGAAATTGTGTTTGTAGTGATGTATCAATACTTGCAGTTGAACCTGATGGGTAATGTTGAATATAATAATCCTCACAATCCTTTAATCCATTATAGAAATAGATATGGGGAAGTGTTCTTACCGGTTGGTAAGTTATTGATGAAATCAATGTTGGTAGAAAAATTTTATTCTTAACTGACATAATTTATATTTTTAATCACTATCTTGAACGGTACAATAGAATGTTGCAACACCTGCAGCAACATCGGCTGGTTGTATTGTGTAGTTAAATGTACTTGGTGAAGTTCCAGTTGCTAAGTTAGTTTGTACTCCATCTAAATCTCTGATAAAGGTATAATCAAAGTTTGTTGCTGCACCACCTTCAGCTTCAAATGTAATTGTATTACCAACTTCCAAAGATTGTACATAGAAACCAGTTGAAGGTGAATTAATTGTTTGAGAAGTATTTTGTGAAGAAACAAATGCAGATGCTTGAGTTAGATACTGTGTTCCCAATCTAATGTTTGCAACAGCAACAGCATTAAACGAATCTATTGTACTTGCAATTGCAGTAGAGCGGAATTGGAATACTCCACTTTGTGCAGAACCTGATGTACCAGTTCCAGCAAGATAAATCAAAGGAGTAGAAGCAAATTTACTTTTAACCTCAAATGTTCCTTGTGAAAAGAAGTTCTCGGTATCTACATAATATGATTTACCATACTCTCTATTTTCTGCTTTACTGAATTGTTGTGATACATAATCACCATCAAGAGTATCACCAAAGTTCAAGTTATTTACTGCAAGGTTGTTTGCAGGTACTACCGAAATCTTTTCATTCAAGTTTATATACTTGTTAAAATCTCTAACCTGACCTTTGTTGTACCAATTGTTAAATGTTTCTACAATAAACTCTCTTGATTTAGTTTGATTTGGGTATATTACTAAATTCCATTTCTTTTGTATGGATGTAATAAAATCAATCAACTTAATACCTGATGTACCAAATGGCATATTCTGTGCTATGTTCATTACTAAACCATCACCACCTTGATTTACCTTGGTTACTTGTAAATAAGCATTTACTGAGTTATCAGGATTTAGTTTTACACTAAAATTAGAACCGCCTTGGTTTTCATATCTAATATAAAATTCATAAGAACCTGATGGTAGTATTTCTGAACTCCATTCAGTTAATAATTCAAATTTTTCAGTTCTTGTTTGTGTAGAATTGTAAAGTTGAACATCATCAAGAAAGTTATTTATATTGACCAATTCGGTTGTAGATACAGTGGTATTAGTTGTACTATCTTTAATTTCCATAAAGAATTGTGGAATACCATTACCTGCAGATGAAGAACTAACCTCAAAGTTTAGATTTAATAATCCTCTAATGTTAGTTGGGAATCCAACTGTATAAACTAAATCAGGTGCTATATTACCTGCAGGATTTTCATTTATATTGAACCATTCAATTTTTCTATCATTACCAGCAGTTAATAAAACATCAGTTCCACTACCACTAATAGGAGAAATCTTAAACAAACCATAAGTTTCTAAATCTATATCTTCAAATACTGGATAACGAAGATTGTTATTACACAACATATACACATTATCCAAGAATGGTTGTTCCCAAAATGATGATGAATATGTGTATCCAAATTGTTCAAAGATTGCATTCCATACATTTTTTATTCTAATGGCAGGTTTGAAATCCTGAACACATAAAGAACCTGATGGAGAATCTATACCGAAAAGACTTTCTTCTGGTGTATATTGTATTCTTTGTCCGTATTCTACTAATGGATATACTATATTACCACCCAATAAATTTCCATTCCAAGAAGCAGATATATTTTGATATGTAAAATCGTGATTATATCTTGCAAGAGATGAAGTTAAATCAGTTAGATAAAATCTATTTACATCTCTACCAAATGAAGATAAACCACCGTATATACTAACCTCATAACTCTCTACGAATTTATTAGCATATACATTTACTTGATTTAATTGCAAGTATCCCTCGGATACATAAATCCCATCAAAATCAAAATAAGCGGGCACCTTTACATTTGTAGAGAACAAGTAAGGGTTTTCTACGGCAATGTCATAAACGTGTTGAAAAAACGCGTTATTTACCTTTGTGCCAGGTATTGTAATTTGTCTTGTAAAATCAGATGGTAATACACCTAAATCAAAGAGACCGGTGACATTATTACTTACAAGTATTTCTTCATCAGAGAAAGTATCAAGTTGTTGAAACCCATTACTCCCTGAGGCCATTAATCTAAAATTAAAACCTTTACTACTATTTACTCCCATTAGATTACAAGTTTGTAAGTTTGACCATAATCAAATTCAAATGCATACTGAATTACTTTATCTACTACACCAGTCTTAAAAGTAAGATTAGATGTCTTTATAGTTAGTGGTTTTACTTCATAATTAATTTCATCGTAAATCCAATAGATTTCATCACTTACAAGTAATTGTTTGAAGATTTCGTTATACTCTTCAGCTACCCAATCGGTGTTCACTTGGATACTTTCTTTTGTATCCACCATATAGTTTAGATTATTACTTTCGTAATTCGCATATCCCAAATCAGTTCCACCCCATGAACCAATTTGTGGTTGGTAAAGGGAACGATTAACCTCAAATCTTTTTGTGTTAATCATATTAAAGTTAAACGAATCAAATTGACCAAATCGGTTTTTCCATTTAATTCTAATGTTTGGATACTTTTGATTACAAGTTATATTGTAATGTAGTTTCTCACCTAATGGATTTCCAAGATTAGAGAATGCCTGAATAGTATAAGAATCAAATGAACCTGAAAGGGGGAATCCTGAATCACTTGGTGCATTAGGATAAGGGTTTATTTGTTCACTTGTTAAAGAACCAGTGTATAGTAAATACTCACCAGTTTGAATACTTGATGAATAAACTATCTTGGTTGCTTGTTCATTACCAAAATTATATAAACCAGTGAATACACCTGCGTTACTTATATTGTTTGTAAATACCGATTGTGTTGCTGGTCCTGATGTCATCAAGGGCCAGTAAGGTGTCATATTCTCTATAAACTCACCAATAGGTTCAGGGAACAATTGGTAACCATCTAAATACTTCACTACTTGTGTTTGTACCTTTTGGGAACTTGTTATATAAGTTGCCCCATCAAAGTATTGCCAGTATCCAACACTTTTTGAATACTTTACATTAGAAGGATTTGCTTGTAATAAATCGGTAAGTGTAGAATTAAGAATTCTACTAACATCAAATATACCCACACCACTTTCGTTGGGGTATTTGACTAATGTATATTTTGATGAACCTGAATCTGCAGTATCACCACTCCAATAGTATAAATCTAAAACATATTGAAAAGATGATGAAGTTATTACACTAGTATTTTCTTCCAATGTAATTGGCATTGGTGATTGTGCTAAACTTACTAAATCGGGTTCTTGTGTGATTGATAATGCCATAATTACGAAATCATTTTATATATAACCACGATAATCCAAAAAGGTATGGAGGGTTATGTAAATCTAAACTTTTGCAGTTCTAATACGGCAAATCGTTTAAACTCTTTAGCAAATTCTTTCGTGAATTTCTTGATTTCAGTTTTAACTGATTTATCTTTTAAGGCCTTTTTACCAAACTGCCAGTTTCCTCTTTTGATTGCAGTTTGTTTGAACTTTCTTCTTTTAACAACTTTCGGTGGGTCTTGAAACCATTTACCATACTCAGCACCTGGAGGTGATACATCCAAATCTATTTTGATTTTACTTCGTGTTCCTGAACCAACAATAGAAACCATTTGTTTTGCCCTATTGAATTTGTTTATTTCTCTTTTGAGATGGCCAGTTTTTTTAGGTGCATAGAAGAGGGCAACATTCTTTACTTGTTGTGCAATTTGTTCTAATCCTTGTGTTTTTTTAATAGTTTGATTTAGAGTTGCCATTAGTTATTGTAATAATGGAAATAAACATCTATTTCTATCGTTATGAACTACTACCGTAAAAGTAGAAACCCAACCTGCAAGACCATTATTGAATCTATCTTCAAATGGTTCGTTTAAGATACTATCAGGTATATCTAAACCATTTACTGACCTTTGTGTAAATGATGTTAAATCGTTTATGATTGCAAGAGTGTTTGCGTGTATATCTACGGTATCATCTACTCCATAGAAAGGAATAGTTTGTGTATTAGATGATGGTGTAGATTCATTATCTTTATTCTTTATCTTATCAGCAACTACTAATTGTATTTCCCAATTTGTAATTGTATCCAAATACTCACAAGACAATACAGAAACATTCCCAACTGGGTATTGTGGGAATTCTCTTGTATCAAAATCTTGAATAAGACCTTGTGTTACAAATTGTAATGAAGGGTGATTAGTCATTATAGTCTTGAAATAATCCAAGATGTTATAGTATAATGTATAATTTACACCACTATTTTCAACTATTGCTGCCATAATATATTATAGGTTTATACCTGAAAAATACTGATTTGTTTGGTCAGGGTAGATTTGAGTTTGATTTCCTACTGATTGTAGGTATTGTGGTATTTGATTAGAATACGCAATCAAATAGTTTTGTAATCTCAATGCATAATATTCAGCATTATCCTGTGCCTTTGATAATAGGTAATCAATCTCTGTCTTTGTTGGTGCTACACCTTGTTCGGATTGTTGTTTTACTGCACCATTTGATTTGAACTGAATAGAACTAAATGGTATATACTCTACACACGCATACCAAATCAAAGTTGGTTTGATATGGTCATGAATCAAATCTTGATAATAGATAGATAACCCAGCAGTAGTTCCTGCCAAGACTTGTGCAGATAAGAAATCATACAATACCGTACCAATCAAGTTTTTGATATACTTGATTTGTGCAGTAACCATAAAAGGTAGTAATGCATCAGCATCTATTGCACCTTGTAATGGAGTTGTCTTGATTATATCGTTTCGGTTTATGAATAATGCAGTTGCCATATTATATTAGTTTTTAGTAAAGTACTTTGATGATGGGCCGTGAGTTCTAATTAGTTCCAACTCTTCATCATCATTAATTGTTTCTTCTTGGATGTTCGGGTCTGCCTCTTCGTCTGGTGTTGCCATAGAATCATTTACTTCATCTTCTACTTGTTCTATACTCTTACCAGTTTCTTCTGCAGTTGTAGAAAGAATTACAAGTGGAGTTAATTGCTCAAAGTATAGTTCCAAATCTTCCATACCACCCTCACTTAACGCAGTGGTTAAATAGTTGATTACAAGGTTCTGGAAGGGTTGAATTGTCATTGATTGTAAGATACTGAATGCAGTTTTCATCTCCTCGCTATTGGAAGAAAAACCTTGATTCTGTGTTCTTATACCAAAGAGTAAAGGTGATGTGATTTTGTGTCCTACCAAGATTCTATCTTGTGCATATTCTGCAATGTATTTGAATCTCTCGTGAAGGTTCTCACTTTGGATTGCAGTGACACTTGGTGCATTCTCTTTATCATCATTAAATGAAACCATAAATCTACCACCATTATTAGTGCCAGTAAATTTAGAATACAACAAATCCTCAATCGTTTGTCTTTCTTCAGGAGCAGGAACTCCATTATTAAAGTTAATCATCAAGGTTGGTAAGAACCCATTACTGATTGTATTGATGTGTAGATTAGATAGTTCTGCTTCTGCAATTGCAAACTGAAGAGCAGATACCCAATCAGGTAAAGAATAGTAATATAGATTAGGTGAATAATCTTTGATGTATAGGATTTCTCTTTTCTCGTTAGAAGTTCCAAATGCAGGAATTTTGATTTTATCTTTTATCTTTCTTTGGTCTTTCCAATCGGTACAATAGTAGTAATACTCAACTCTCGTATTATCGTATAATTTCTCTGCTCTGAGGGTTTGTACTGGAATGTGATACATCTTTACTATTCTTGTGTGATCATCGTTCCAGTACACCTGATATGCAGAATTACCATACAATTTCAAATCAAAACAAACTCTCTTTGTTTCTTCTTGTGGAATAATTCTTTCAAATGCCTTTTGTGTATCAGGATTAGTAGTAAATAATCCTTTACCGAAAATCAAATCAGCAAGGTTATTTACCGAGGTTGCATTTGTAGTAGAATCGTTATACGCCATCACTACTGCATCCCAAAAATCATCTTGTCCAAAGACACCGAAAGGCACCCATGAGTATCTTGTTTTAGTATCCTCTGTTACTTGCGGTATCATATTATCGGCAAGATTGACTACCGAAAATTTACCTTCTTTTCTAATTGCTTTTGTATTATTCATTATTGTAGAATTATGAAAGTATTATCACTTACTTCTGATGTGTATGGTGGAACACCACTTTCTGGTAATGGTATTTGATTCACATAATTTGGTTTATTCTCGGTTTGTGCTTCGAAGAATGCAACAGAACCATGCCATACTTCTGGTAAATTCTGTACAGATTGAGAACCTGATGGGAAGAATGCAGGAAAAAGGGTCATTCTTAACTCATTACCTACAATTGATTCACCTTGTGTTACGGTATCTAAATCAATACTAAACGAAACAAACGATTCGTATCGTTCATAACTCCACTGGCCAGGATTTAGATATGCCCCATAATTTTCTTGGGTTGTCATATCCTGCAGGGTCAAACCTAAATGTGTAGATTGTGATGGCAATGATTCAACTCTAATAGTATAATCATTATATCCACCTCTAAAATATGTTAGCATATCTATTGTTTATCTCGTATTACCTTATATATAACACCCAATCTTCTATAAATAACACATAATAAAAAAACCCCATATTTCTATGGGGTTCTCTTATATTAATTCTATACTGAATTATGAATTTGTTCCATACACAACGGTTGGTTGTGATGTCAATCCTGCGAAAGCATTAGTGGTTGTAGAACCAGATAAGAATGCTGCTGGTAATTGTTCTTGTCCAGTGAATGTCAATGAGTAACCATAAAGGTCTCCCATTGCAGCACCAGTTTGAAGAGTTCCTGCAGTCATATCAGCACCTTCTCTTTCACCAACTAATAATGCATCACCATTCATTGTCCATACAACGATTTGTGGTCTACCATAAGCCAACAACTTCATTTGAGTTGTCATCTCGTTGGTAAGTTTCTTCAAGTTCAAGAGTAATTCTTGAGAGAAGAAAGTTGTACCATTATCTCTTGATGTATTGACAGTTTCAGTATAGGCCGAATTTCCTTTCAACTCATAATAGTATACGGTTGAGCCAGATGGTAAAGCAGTTACTTCACCATTTCCATTTTTAGTGAAAGAACCCGTAGTATAGTTAAGGAAGTAAACACCGGCTAATCCACCGATACTATCCTTACATACTTCGTTTCTTCCAGCTGTGATATTACATGCCATACTTGTGTGTGTTTATTTAGTTAGTAAAATTAATATGCTCCGTAGTAAACGATGTCTGAACCGATACCGAATTGTACGCCTGCAGTGTATCTCATGATGATACGATAGTTTTGAGAACCATCCAAGTTAGCCATATCAAGTACTCTTACTTCGTTGTGGTCAGAAAGAAGACCAGTACCGAAGAACAAGTTAGACTTCTGTGCAGCTACAATCTTAGAATCACTCATACCAGGGCAAAGAACGATTTCAATACCATTGAAGTTGAAAGGTTTTTCACCTACGTTCAATTGGTTGTTCCATCCGTTTGCACCTACGGCTCCACCTGCCAATGCTTGCTGATAAGCCTTAGCAACTGATGTACCAACATAGATTAAAAGGTCTTCCTTACCATAAACGGCAGAAGGGATAGTGTTTACTACGTTATTCAATTTGTTCAACACGTTCGCAGAAGTGATTGAACCTGAATCAATTGCAGAACCAGTCAATGCCGGTAATACAGCTCCTGCTCCACCTGCAGCGATAGATGCAGAGAATGCAGTTTGGAATCCAAGGAATGAACCATTGGAAGCAGTACCTTGCCAGATTGATTGTTCAGTTGCTTGTGCAACTTGTCCAGCAACATAAGAGATTAAGTAATCGTTGAATGATGCAGGGATAGTATCAAACGCAGAGAAACCTAACTGAAGAGATTCCCATGAGTCAACGAATTCTTGCTTACACAATTCAAGGTTTACTTGTAGTTCTTTTGGTTCAAGGATACGCTCAGAAAGAGCTACTGAACCTGAAGTTACGAAATCGCAACTTGCATCTTGTACGATACCAGATACATCCAATTTTTGGATTACTGACTTGTACTTCACATTTGGTTTGATGGTTACTAACTTGTTATCCAAAGTCTTTGCAGATAACAATGCAGCTGCGATGTACTCGCCAGCGAATTCACCTGCGTAGGTGTTTTGAGTGAAAGTTGGTAACGCCAAGTTTTGTCTTTTTTTCATTTTGTAAAAAGTTTTGGGTTGTTAAATTATTTATTGTATAATCTCGCTAATACTCTCTCTTGTGAAGAAAGACCAGGAGTTGATTTCTTTGTATCATGAGTAGAGAATTTCTTTATTCTAGCTTCGATAGGTGCCCCATCTAACTTTGGTAAATCTTCCTCTTCTTCATCTTTTTCTATTTCAATTTCTACTTCGGCCATATCTTCTTCCATAGTAGGTTCTTTATCTACTACTTCTTCTTTTACTTTCTCCATATCCATCAATTTCTTTTCCATCTCTTCAATACGATAAGAAAGTTCTTCAATCATTTTAGCGATGTCTTTATCAGTTCCAACGATTTTACCTTGGTCAACATCTGCAGGGATACCATCACCAGTAGTTGGTATATCACCAGGAGCAGTTTCGTAAGTTTCCTCACTCATTTCAGTTGGCATTTCATTTGGACCAGATGCAGGAATGTCTTCTGCTTCTTTAACTTCTAAATCAGCAAGTTCAACATTTTCTCTTTCTTTGATTACACCACCTTCGGTGATTACTTTGAATAGAGTTTCGTTTCCTTCTGAATCTCTCAAGGCCAATTCATGTTCTCCATCAGGAGCAGGAGATTTAGTACCATCTTCTGATACTACTTCTAAAGGTTCTCCAACATCAAATGTTGGTGATTCTACGATGGTTCCATCTTTTAGTTTAGCGTATGTAAATTCTACCTCGTTAGAGGATAACATCATCACTAATTTCTTTAATACAGTTTTTGCGTTCATAATGTAAAAATCTATTTTATATAATAACAATAATTTATTTTTCTATATCAATTTTTTTTAAGCTCCGGTCAATCTACTGATAATACCATTTAATTCTTGTAATGGTCTTATTACTCTACCATTGTTTAATAATCGTTTTACGCGATAAGAACCTGCAGTAGAAAACATATGTAAATCTCCACTTGGAGACATGATAATAGTTTGCCAATCACCTGATGGTAGAGTTTCATAACTTACCGTGTTTGTAAATGGATTATAGATTACCATTTGGTCGGTATTACCAACCGTATATATTAATCCATCAGCACCAATAGCATAGTTGTTTGCTCTTGTATCAGTTACTCCACTCAATGCAATTGTTGCAGTATTTGTTCTTGGGTCTATTCTTACAATAGTATCTGATCCATACGCAGGGAAACAATACAAAAACCCATTAGGGTGTTGTACTACATCTCTATAAAAATCAGAAACATCTGATTGGCCAGGTACTGCAACATATTCCATTGTATCAGTAAAAGGATTATAGCAGTGAATACCTGATGTTGTTCCTCCACCTCCACCGAAATATATTTTACCATTTACACCCATAGTTCCATTTTGTGGGTCACCTACATAAGATGTTACTGCAGTATTGGTAATGGTTCCATTGAATAAATCCATTCTCATGAATTGACTTCCACCAATCCATCTACTACCATACGCATATCTTCCATCAAATCCAACACCCCACCAAAATGAATAGTTTCCACCTGCTGAATAAGTTACTGAACCCGATGATGTATCATTAGTAGTATTTATTACTCTCATTGCTGAAAATCCTGGTAGATAGGCCATCTTAGTTATTGGAGAATAAAATGCAGAATAACTTGCTAAATTACCACCTGCAGTAATAGTTGTTCTTGTATCAGTATATGTGTCAATTACTGTCACTATGTTAGAACCAGCATCAGCAGCAGCATATATCTTACCATTTTCAGCAAGAATACCGTGGTTTATTGCTCTACCAATAGCTGTCATAGCAGTATTTGTGCCATAGACTGCACCATTACCACTACCTGATGTAAAATAAGATAATCCAGCTCTACACCATTGGTTTGATTCATATTCAGACCAATACTGTAAAGATTGTTGTGGGAAAGTTATATCCTCAAATGCTGCTGGTGCAATCATATTTTATAGAAAGTTTTTAATTGAAGTTCCCAATACATTAGTTCCATCAAGTGATACAAATGTCAACAAATCTATTGCCGAACCAGTTGCAGTTGCTTGATAATCATTACCACCTGCAAATCTTACATTAGGTGAGAATGTTACTGAACCAGTTGCAGCACTAGCTGCTTGTGAAATTTGTATGTTTATAGTTTGTCCTGCCTTAATGTTAGTAGGTGTAAAGTGAGTTACTGAACCAGTTGGTAGAGTAATCACAAACATATTACCATCATTAAAATTAACTGATGCAGTTTGTGAAGTAACTGAAAGTGTATTTACAAATCCACTCATTGAACCAGTTACTTGAAGTGCTCCCGAGATTGATGCAGTTCCACTAAAAGGGAATGCAGAACCTCCACCACCGAATGAACCAGTAGATACAGTAGTAGTTCTACCACTAGCATCACCTACCCATACATATCCTTGTTGTAAAGATGATGTTAAAGTTCCAGTTATACCTACTGAACCAGTAAATTGTGTTTCACCTATTACTTGTAATTCTACTGCAGCAGATGATGAGAGTACAAGTGAACCAGTAATGGTTGTACTTCCACTTACATTCAATGTACCTTCTACAAATGTGTTAGAACCTGAATCAACTAATAAACCAGTCTTTCTTGTTCCAGTAGCAGTACCAGTTCCTACTGCAAATACAATGTCACTTGTTTTATTTCTTATACCATCATTAGCATTAAATCTACCAACGAATGCAGAACCTATACTTGTTGTATCACTTGTTAATGATGAACCAGTTACTGCTAAATTAGCACCAAGTATTGCAGTTGCAGATAAATGTGTGTATGCGTTAGTTCCACTTGTTCTTGCTAAATCTGCATTTATATGTGCAGCATTGGAAATACCATATGAAATGTTTCCTTGAAATGCTGCATTATTAGTTGTTCCTGCTGGATTTGCTCCTTGGACAGTTAGATTTGTAAATTGAACTCCACCTACTAAATTATTATTTACTGTTGGTTGACCAGTACCAGCAGCAGTAGTAAAGTGGTTATTTGCAATAATGAATGAACCAGCATTAACTATGTTATTTTGAAATGCTAATGATGAACTATTCATCGTTGCCTGCATTGCACCATTTACTATGTTATTAGTTGCAGAAGGTGTTGTAGCTAAAGTTGGTAAAGCAGCATTAGCACTTGCTCCAAAAGTCATAGTTCCAATTACCTGATTACCAGTAAATGTAAAGTTCGGTGTTCTTGTAAGGTCATTTACACCTGCTTGACCAAGGTTCAAAGTTCCAAATATAGCGTTATTACTAATGGTAAATAAACTACCCGTAATAGGTCCTCTAACAGTTGTTGTACCACTACCGAAGTAGTTAGATGCCATTGTTATAGGGGTTGTCATAGAACCAGTCACTTGTGGCATGCCGGTTGCACTATTTACTATATTATTACTTCCAACTATTCTTTTGTAATCTGCAGTTGGTGCACTTGGATTGGTAAATATGTTATTACTACCACTTATGGTTGTATCGGTAGTATTATTATTATTCTTAAAAATTATATTTACTTGATTACCTGCAGATGCAGTAAGGTGTGAAGATGCAGATGTAAATGTTTTTGCAACCAACATCAATGAACCTGATGCATCTGAAAGGGTTATAGTATTACCTGATGCATCTATCAAGGTTTGATCTCCAGTAAATGTGTTAGAACCAGTAGTTGCATAACTTCCAGTTACTGATTGTAAATTATCTACTTCACTTTGTAATGATGCGGTAGTAAGTTCTATATTATCTAATCTACCATCTACCGATTCGGTAAATGAGTTAAATGATGAAGTAGTTGCAAAGGTTGCATTCAATACTTCTTGAGATGCAGTAAATGCATTCAATGGTCCTAAATCACTATTGATTAAAGGTGCATTACCATTTACCAATAACGAACCAGTTATTTGTGTAGCAGAGTTTATAGAGACAGTAGAACCATCATCACTAATGTTAGAATCTAATAAGTGATGTCCTCCATCTCCTTTTTGTATTCTATTATTTGTTGGATATGATGGAGAACCTTTTGTTGCATAATCTGGTCCAAATAATGCAACTCCAAAGTTTAATGGGTCTGAACCAGTATATTCATAAAACCAATCGTTGGTTAAACCATCAAATTGGAATGATGCAGTAGTATTAGCAGAACCTGAATCCTGAACTATAATACCAGCATATCTTTCAGTTGGTGTATCGTTATTCAATACAATAAACGCATCACCGATAATCTTTGCAGAACCAGTTACTGATTCAAGATATGCAATAGATGCAGTTCCATTTACTGCAATGTTATTAAATGTTTGAGTTCCAGTAAATGTATTATCTTGGTTAAAGATATAAGATGATAATGAACCACTTGTTACTGCAACCGGTACTCCATTACTATTACCTACCCACACATATCCTTGTTGGATGTTCGGTAATCCATCTGCAACTTGATTGAATACAATACCTCTACCATTTGTAGCTTCTAATGTTACAACACCTAATACTTGAACCGATGCAGAACCAGTTGGTCTTGTTGCAGTATAACCACCACCAGGTGCTAGGTAAATAACAGTACCTGCAGGAAATCCATTTGTATTTACATTTTGAATTTCACCACTAATTATTGCAGTTCCAGTTGCAGCAGGTGCAAGAGTTGTATCATACGCAATTAAAGTTGCTGGTCTTCTTAGTGGATTGTTAGCATCTGCTCTAAACACATTTGCATTATCACCAGTTGAACCTGAAACGAATAGAGGAGTTCCTCTTGTAATTGCTACTGAATCAACATTACGAATGTTTTGGTGAAGGGTTTTAACCCAATCAAACGAAAGATTACCTGCACCATCAGTTGATAAGAACTGGTCTAATACACCATCAGTATAAGTTGTATCTTGTAATACTACTTGTGATGAGCCAGAAACAGTCCCTGCAGGTAATGCTGAAACAACTTGTGCAGAGCCTGATATAGTTCCACTTGGCAATAACGGAGTTATTTGTGCTGCACCACTTACAATACCTGATGGTACATTTGATAATCCAGTATAAGATACTTGAGATGATCCTGATACAATACCACTTGGTATATTACTAATTTGTGGGTAGTTGATTTGGGATGAACCTGATACAACACCACTTGGTAAAAGAGGAGTTATTTGTGCTGCACCACTTACAATACCTGATGGTAAATCAAGAGTTACATTGGTATCACCACTTGCATTACTATAAGTTAATGTTAAAGGTGTTAGAGGATTATTTTGTATATCGGTAATAAATGAACCAGTATCAATAATACTTCCACTTACATCAGGTATATTTACTGCAAAGGTAGAACTATCACCTTTTGTAAAAGTTAGATTTCTTGTGTTATTATTAAATGATGCAGTAATTACTGATGAACCAGTTACTGATGAACTAACAAATCCTAATGCAGTAAGTTGTCCTGAACCTGAAACTATACCACTTGGTATATTACTAATTTGTGGGTAGTTTATTTGCGATGAACCTGACACTACGCCACTTGGTAAAACACTACCACTGGCATCAGGTATATTCACAGCAAATGTAGAACCATCACCTTTTGTAAAGGTTAGGTTTCGTGTTCCATCGTTAAATGATGCAGTAGTAAGTAATGAACCAGTATCGGTTGAACCACCACTACCAGTCACATTATTGATTCGTGTATCAAAAGATGCAGAATCAATTGTATATTTTTCTTGATTGACAGTTGAGTCAATCATGTTTTCATTGAATGTTCGTAAAGCAGTTGGAGTAATCAATCCCGCATTGTTATTTGGGAATGACATATTATTTTCTACTTTGAGAGCTTGTTTAGTTAATTCACTCATATCGTTTATATATCCTATTCGTTGTTGATTACTATATCGTATCCTTCGTTATATCCATTATCAAATCCACCACCTTTAGTTCTTACTGGTGATTGAATAACACCGATACCTTGCTCCATTAATGCTCCATTGCAACATTTCACATGGTAGATGTCCTCGTGAAGACAAAGACAACCTCTACGAGAGTTTTTTGGTGAAGATAAACCTTGTGTAGGTCCAATGTACACACCACTAGCATTCTCTCTATTTACAGAGTATCGTAGATTCCCATTGCGTGAATTACTCCACTTACTATTTGACCAGATTGCCATATATAAAAATCCTTTTAGATATATAACACAAATTGGGGTAAAAAGTGTAGATTACTTAATACCCCTCATTGCATCTTTATGCATCATTGATTCTAATAAGGATTTGTCTGATTTATATGCTAAGAATAAAAGACATTGTTCTAATGGTAGATTAGTTACTTCATCAATTTTTTGTATGTCTCCATTTGCGAGTTCAAAGATTGACGTATAGCCTTTCCACTTCTTTCCAAAATTAATTTGATGTTGGGAGGAAGACCCGTCAGATTCGTAAATTTCAGGGTATAATTCAGCAAGTCCATTTGCAAATTGATAAAAAAAAACCATGCTCCGAAATGAACATCCATACCTACATCTAAAAATAACTCATCATCTATCTCTCCCTGATAGGATGAAATCTCATATCTTTCTTTTTTCTTTCTTATTACTGGTCTGTAAAGTATTGACATAATCTTAGCCCAGTTAGTATCAATTCCTAATGTATCATATTTAGTTATATCTAAATACGCACCATAACTAATCTTGGATAGGTTTGGTTCAAACCCATACTCTATACCATCTATTGTGATTAGTCTTTGTAGTGGTAATTCCTGATTTAACATCAATGCATCCAAACTTCTTTTAATCTTCTCATGTGATTCGTGTGTCATACTCAAAATCACATCCACACTAATACCACACAAGTGATGCATAGTATAATGGAATTGTGCCATAGGGTCATCCTCATGGTTTTGTAAATCTCTTTGTAATTCCAAATACTTTCGTAATGTTATATCTTTCCAACTATCGGGTAGATTAATGTTTATTTCTTGTCTCATTTTAATTTAAGTTTATATATCCAAAACCACTTTCTGCTACTCTTTCTTCCAATACTCTAATGTATTGATTTGCTCTTCGTAATTCTGCTTCTCGTTTCTTCACCATTGCATCCATTGTAATTACTTTTGCTCGTAATTCTTCATTCTCTTCTCGTAGTGATTGTGTAAATAGGATTAAATCTCTTAATTCCGTTTCACTCCATGATTTATCTTCTTTCATATTATCTTATACTGATTGAGTATTTTCCCTTGTGTTGTTGTTTGATTGATAACTTGGACATTGCCACATAGCGTAATGCATCAAGTGTGTGGTCAAATCCATCTTGTGGTGTATCAGTTACATAACCATATTTGTCTGTCACATACTCGTATCCATACATCTCGTTTATTATATTTTGTGAGCGTTTTGTTATGTGTAGTTTATAGTTTTGTAATACACCTATACCAAACTTTCTACTATCAGGACCTTTCACTACTGCCTTTGCATTGAAACCTGAACGATATAGTTCTTCTATGTTTCTTGGTTCTGCA